ACCCTACATGGGAAGAGGTTATCGAGTTCTCACCAACTCTGCGTGCGTATCTTGACAAATACCCTGCAGTTAAGACACACGTTGAGGGTCTGGTCGGGCAGGTTCGCTCATGTTCGCGACACGCTGGTGGAGTTGTTATCGCAGAGGATCTCGATAAGAGTATGCCCCTAATCAATTCAGGCGGTGTTCGTCAGGCTCCATGGGCCGAAGGCCAGAACGTCCGACATCTTGAACCGATGGGCTTCATCAAGTTCGACTTGCTCGGCCTCTCTACTCTAAAGATGATGGAGGGTGCGATCTATCATATCCTGAAGCGCCATCACGGTGTCGAAGAGCCAACGTTCACACAGGTTCGAGACTACTACGAAAAGAATTTACACCCTGACGTGATTGACTTGAATGACCAGAACGTATATAAGAACATCTTTCATAAGGGTAAGTGGGCCGGCATCTTCCAGTTCACAGAGCATGGAGCACAACAGTTCTGTACCCGAGTGAAACCAACCAACATCATTGATGTATCTGCTATCACATCCATCTACCGACCCGGACCTCTAGCAGCAAACGTCCATGATGAATATGTGGAAGCGAAGGAGAGCCCACATTATATTCAGTACCTCAATGAAGATGCACGCGAGATTACAGAAGAAACCTTTGGCTTCCTAATTTTTCAGGAGCAGATTGCACTTCTAGCTCACAAACTTGGCGGTCTCACACTTGATGAAGGCAATATGCTTCGTAAGGTTTTGACCAAGAAAGGCACCGGCAAAGGTTCTGTAAAGAATAATTTGCACAAAAAGTTTGTTGAAGGCTGTGTTGCTAAGAGAATACCAAGAGATGAAGCACAAGCGTTGTGGGATAAGTTTGAATACTTCTCTGGATATGGCTTTAACAAGTCTCACGCGGTTAGTTATTCAATCATCTCTTACCAATGTGCATGGTTGTTTAACTATTATCCTGCAGAATGGATGGCAGCCTTTCTTGACAAAGAGCCTGAGACTCGGAAAGAAAAAGCGATCAATATTGCCAAGAAGTTTGGTTTTGATATTGCACCACTAGACGTTAACAAATCTGGTACTGTATGGGAGATTAGTGAAGATGGCAAGACTCTGATTCAGCCCTTGACTTCTATCAAAGGATTAGGTATGGCTGCTATCGAACAAGTTCTTGAAAATCGGCCATTTATGAATGCCGAAGACCTTTTGTTTAGAGAAGATGTATCCTACTCTAAACTAAACAAAAAGGCACTTGATGCTCTGTGTCGTGGCGGTGCTCTAGATAACATTGTCGATGATCGCTTTACTGGTCGTAAACACTTCTGGTCTGCCTGTGTGGTAGAACGACCAAAAAATCTGAAGAAGTTTAGTGAAAATATTGACTTGTTTGCTCCTGAAGGAGATTTTACAGAGGAAGAAATTATTCAGTTTAAAACCGAGCTTATTGGAGTCTTCCCTATCAATTTGGTTATTTCTGTTGAAACTATTGAAAAACTTAAGGAAAGATATATACCACCAATCTCCGAGTTTGATGAGGAGTTACAAATTTGTTGGTTCATTCCTCGTAAGATTGTCGAAAAGAAAACTAAGAATGGAAAACTTTATTGGATTATTGAGGCGATTGACTCTAACAACGAACTAACTAGAATTAGATGCTGGGGAGTAAAGCCAGATAAAGATCAGATTCATATCAATAGACCGTATATGAGCAGGCTTGACTACAATGAGCAGTGGGGATTTTCTACACGCTCCATCCGGCATAACTTTAGATTATTAGGATAAAAAAATGAATGTAATGAGATACTATAGCCATCTTTTAAAAGACCCTGAATTAAAAGAAGAGCCGATTATCGCTAGAGTAAACAAGTTTGACGAACCAACAGCTAAGGCTTTTTCGACTGCTATAATGAAAGCTCAAAACACAGGACAACATATTATTCCTGTAATTATTGATAGCTATGGTGGACAAGTCTACAGCTTAATGTCGATGATTTCTGATATTAAACACTCCAAAG